TATTCCGCTTCGTTGGCATACAAACCGTCGCTTATATCCCTCTGTGCAGCCGCTTTTAACTGCGGAGGAAGCTCGGCTTTTTTCTTTGTTGGTTTCCTCATCCCGCCACCCATGTTGCCGAATCCGCCTTCATCCTCATTGCGAACCCCTTCAAGATGGTTGGACTTCGCCTTGTAATAGGCGTACTCGGTTGCCGCTTCGGGCGGGTATCCTTCGTTCATTGCTGCTTCAGCCATCTGCTTCATCTCGTTGTAGACTTCCTTGTAAAGCGGCTTGTCTGAGTAGGACGTAAGTGTTTTCTCAAGCTGAAGTTTCTTGGTGCTGGAAATCTGCTTTCCCGCGTTCTCCCTGACAGTCATCATCCGGTTAAACGCCTCAAGCGGGTTCTCGAAGAACAAAGTGGTTATCTCTTCGTTAAACTTCTTGACCGCATCGTCGCCGCCCTGATTAGGCAACGGCTGATGGAGTTTTGCCGCCTCCTGGACTTTAGGAAGGATTTTTTCCTCTACCTGTTTTGCTACCATCCTTCCCAACCATGAGCCGATGTACTGTTCCTGTTCGGGCGTAAAGGGTTTCTGCGGTTTGCTTGCATCATCCGGTGAGTCGGCAGGATTGTCCTGCGGATTCGGATTATTCAGGGCCGGGTCTTGATTGGTATCCTGGGGGTCTGGCATTAGGTTTTCTCCTTTGTTTGGGTTATTAAATACAAAAGCCCGGACAGCACCTTTTCGCGGTACTCGTTCCGGGCTTCAGACTCGCTGAGTGTCCCTATTTAACTATTCTGTCTTGCCTTCCGACAAGATCATTTCCAATTCAGTTATCATCTCCAACTTTGGTTTAATCTGCCTGATTGCCATGCAAGCAGGACAAGCGCACAACTTATCATACGGCGTACTGAGTAGCACTAGATTCATCTCCCGTATCTGTTTCTTCCAGATATCAATCACAGGCTTGCCGACACCTTCCGCAAACCGTTGAAGCTTCTCTATCCTCTGCTTCGTCAACGCCTTCATGCGGGGGAGGTTTTCAGGTTTATTCGGGTCTAACGGTTTCTCCAACGCTTCCCCGTACAGCATCATCCACGCTAAGGCCATTCCCGTGTCGGGAGTAGTAGGCTTATCAGGCATTCATCCTCCTGTCGAATGTTGATTGTCTCACGCTCTGTTCGTTGTTTGACATCTGTATTCCCTGTTCGTTGGATGCCATAGGTTTACCCATGATTTTCTTAAGCATCTGGACATTCCCGGCATCAGACTGCGGGTCAAAGAAATCCTCATCCAGCATGTTGGCTTCCATTGGCATGTTGCGGTTGCGGAAGATATTCGCCAGTAACTTATTCATTATCTTCGGCACACCGGGGTTCTGAATCGGGGAGATAGTTTGTATTAATTGGATATCCTGCTGAACCTCAACCTCTTTCTGCTGGTCAAGTTTCACACTGGAAGCCGCAGGGACATACTTGTAAACCTCTTCCTGACCACCGAAGATAAACTTCTCACCTACGATACTTGCAAGTGTTTGGGGATGAGCGAACTTCTTGGCAAAGAGGATGTCCATCTGGGCGTTGGGAATCAATCCCGTCACCTCAATCATCCTCACGATGAAGTCAAGTTTCCCCGCACTCATCTGGGCGTTCAACACATTGGTTGTCGCCGCCTTCTCTTTTGCCGCTCCCTGTGTCGGCGGGGTGATAGCGGAAGTAAGCTGAATCTCCGTGTCGAAAAGCAGATGCCTCTGCCATGCGTCACCCGTTACCCTCGACGGCTCCTTAAACATAATCGCCTGTTCGGGGGGGCCACCAACAAGCCACCTCTGCTGTGGGGCATACTGCATGGTATCCCAATCCCACAGGGCGAACTTGTTGACAATGGTGGGCGGCATGAGGTTCTGCCAGATTTCATCGAAGATGGCATTGATGTTGTCATTCATGGCGATCTGCAAATCCTTCACAGGCTCAACCATGCCCATCGACTGCCATCGTTCTTCATCAAGGTAGATATGTATATCTATATAATTCTTGAACCCCGCCTTGTTCGGTTCAATCCCTATCAAAGTGGTAGTGTTGTCGAACTTAGCGACGGTGATGATCATCTCCTTGATGGAGTAATTGTCATCCTCCTCTTCATCAGGATTAACACAGGGAACCCACTTGCCACCCTGCTTCTCCTTATACACGGGAATCATCCCCATGCGCTCGTAGACCTCAACCTCAGTGTAAACATCAGACGAAGGCCGGGTATCCTGTCCATCCTTAGACCGTGCATTAGAATGGTCATCTTCCTCTGTCGTACTCTTGGAACCCCGTGTAATTCGGTCAAGGTTGAAGTACTTACTATTCGAGTATAGTGAATCGAGGTCAACAACCTCACGCTCGATTATGAACCTGCCGGAACGGATGCTCTGGCCGGGTTGCAGTAACCAATCAAACACGATGTCTTTGTTGGATACCACTCTATTATGCGGCCAATCCTCAACGGGGATGGAAAATGTCTTCTTGAACTTCTCAGTCTGCCCTTCCCCTGTCGGCACATCAAGCTCAATACTCTTATTCTGTAACTTCTGATGCCAACCCTTTTTGAGTATTCCAACACCGTTGAGCAACGCCCTCAATGTCCACTGGACGAAGATCAGGAAAAACGGAACGAAGTCCTTGTCCGGCAATGCCTGCATGGTGTTCCAGAACTCAAGGAGCATTTCCCGTTGGGATGCGCCCTTCCTATCAACTGACTTAATTCCAATTATCGGGTCACCGCCAAACACCTTCTGGGTGATATAAGGTATGGCCGTCCAGACAATCTGAAAGACCTTATTGATAACCACATTACTCTGCCAATCGTAATTCTTCTCAGGGCGTTCCCCGCGAATCATGGCGTAGAGGTCATCGTAGAGGTCATCGAGGTCGTTGTAGTACTGCTTCCCCTTGTCCCATTCTTCAATCACATGGGCGCAGATTGTTTCCTGCCAATCGGGAACGTCTACAGCCTTATCTTCCTTGGTTTCAGTTTTGTCTGGTTCAAAGTATGAGTTCATTCGCCTTCTCCAAGAACGCTTTGAATTCTCCCCAAGTCATCTATTTTTCCATCAAGAGCGTGATTGGAGAAATGCTCTTGCATGTAAAGTTGGGACATCCGCTGATGCAACCACATGTGATACTTCTTGTCACAAACAAGGAGATTACATTCTCTGTTATCATCCTTCTTTCCATTTATGTGGTGTACAACTTCATTGGGTTCTAACTTTCTTCCAAGCATTTGTTCTGCGATATAACGGTGTTCTTGTACTTTTTCGCCAGTTTCAAAAACCAATATTGGGTATGAATTTTTGTATCCTCCATTTATAGGCCAAAGGACACGCCGCACACCCTTAGATGCCCAATGCTCATTTCCCCTATAGTGTTTTAAATTACATTCACGGGAGCAGTAATTGTTTTTGTGAATTTGCGAAAGTGGTCTAATGAACTTTTTTCCGCAACAATCACAAGCAATCTCATTTGTCCCCCCTCTAAGGCTTTTCCATATTTTCTGATTGTGGCATTTTCGAGAGCAGGTCTTCCTGTCTGAATATTTGACCCATTTTCTGTTTGACTTAATTATTGGAACATCAAACTCTGTTCCGCAAATTTCACAGATTCTAGTCAATTCTTTTTATCCCCACCCGGACGAACAGTCTCATTGAGATTGATGGAAGTCACGCCGCCCTTGAAATAATTTACCTGAATATTTCCGACCTTCTTAGAATCCATCCAGTTCTTATGTAACCGCAGTATGTCCTTGAGAGCTTCCTGCTTTTCTGTTTCATTCATAAGCAACCCCTGTGGCTCTCTTGGCGGGAACCTTGTCGGGTGTAGGTACACGCTTCTTCAACTCCCTATCCCCCCATCTCACGGCATCGTATCCCTTGCGGTAATTCTCACTCGTTACCTTGTGGGCTGTATTAAACAGGTTCTCCCCCATGTCATCTCCCGGTTACGCTTGTTTTCCTGTACTGTTGTGTCGGAGGTCTGTTACGCATCAGGTGGGCTGCGTGCAGCATCCGTCCGTCTTTGCCCAATGCTTCCAGCACCATGTTGTCATGACTGTTCTTCTGCTGCGGGGTGGACTTCTGATCGTTAATCGACTTGGATGATTCCGTGACCCACTCCCCGTAACTCCAATCCATGATGGACTTGTGGAATTTAGGACAGGTGTCGCATATCCAGAGGGTCGGCAGGTACTTCACAATTCCCTTCTCCCGGATGGAATTATTAAACGGTTTACCACACCTGACGGCATTCTTGAACCGCTTCGCAATCTCATCCCGGCCCTTGGTGCCTTTCGTGTCCCACCCTTCCCAGAAACAGGGAGTGCCAACACCTTCGCTTCTCAGTTGACTAAAATGCCTGTTCAGGTCGTCAGTCGTACTGAACAGCGTGTTGGGCTGCTTCTTATTCGCCAGCGGGTCAATCAGGTTTACCGTGTAATAATAATCCTCTGATTTCCGTGCTACCGCCTTAGCAATATCATAAGTATTATACGCATTCGGCCCGTCAATCGCCGGGTGAAACTCCTGCCAGAGAAACCATTCATCATTCATGTTGGCAGACACCCACCCGATGCTCCAAGGAGTTCGCGACTCATGGTAGTCAACCCCCCTAGCGTGAACCCACTCGTAGGGAATCCCCGAAGGGAAGTACTTCTGAAACGGGATGTAGCAAATCTGCGGGTTATAAGTCTTGTGTACCCTCCCTGATACCTGCCTGAACACGGCGTACCTTCTAAGGGCCAGCACATCCGGGTCGGTCACATCTTCAAAGATTCTCTCAATATCTTCAGGACTGAGAACCGGATTATCGTCTGTCGCCATGACGATACAGGCAATGTCCCTGCCCGTCTTGATCTTCTCAACCTGCTTCAACCCGAAGTAGTTCGCAATCGTCTTGGTTCGGAAGATGTACGCCGCCTGCTTCCAAACTTCATCGAAGGTGTAACTGTACGGGTTGGTGGCCGTCAGGGTAAACACCTCGTCCCCGCCTTCGGAGAGCAACCTCATCTTACACTCTTCCCGCTTGTCCTTCGGCGTTTCCTCGTCATGCCAAAGGGAAGACACGTTGATCTTCCCCAAGTCCTGCAACTCCTGCTTGGATGACCGGAACTCAAAGACGGTTCTATCGGAACTCAACCCCAATGGACGCTTAACTACAAGGTTCGCACTACGGGCGGTTATGTCCTTGATGATTAATCCCGGAGGGATGAGCCGCTTCAACTCCGTATACTGGGCGTTATCCTGAACGTCGGCATCATCATTTTCCGGTAACGTGGAACTCATGCACCGGACTTTCTTCATCAGCCTGTTCTTGTCTGCCACATGATGCTGGCCCAAGAGCCTCGCAACGTAGTGGTACGCAGCCGTAGCAGTCTTCCCGGCACGGTTACCAGCAAACAGGGCCACCGTCTTATGGGGGAGCCTGAGCATGACGTACAACTGCTCTGTCTGCTTGAACGCAAGGTAGTTGGCCCAGAGGTTCAACGCCTGCGCTATATGCTCATGGGATAACCTTGCGCCTGACTGTGCGGGAACGGGGTCGGTCATTTAGAATGTTGTTTTCTTCTTTTTGTCTTCCCGAAGAATTATTTCTTTAAGCAGGTTCCAATCAATTCCTGATCCCACTATTTATTCTCCTTATGGCTTCTCATGTGTGAATTAAGGCCAAGCTTAGAGGAACATACCTTACCGCAGATTTCACATTTAAATTCAGGTTCGGGTTCCGATGCTTTTTCCATTGCTTCTGCAATCGTAGGAACATCATCAGGAACAAGAATTACGTTTCCAACGACAAACCTAACTTCTGTCTTTTCTCTCTCCTGTGATGCTATCTGCTCCCTCTTCCCCTCAAGCTCCTTATACCTGACCGCCTTCGGGACAAACACACACCCGCACTGGTAACACGCCCACACATTAGGCATAATCTCCATGAAGTCCTGCCGGATATTGAGGCACTTGGGGCATTTCTCGTTCTCCCCTGATTCCTTCCAGGTAATCACTCTGAAAAGGTTCGACATCGAGCACTCCTTTCTTGTTTACTTTTTTATTCCTGCGTACCAGCCTGTTACACCCTTCACCAACTTCTCAAACCACGGCGCACGTTTCATCATCCAGCCGATAACGAACATGAGCGCATACACGGTCTTGGGGTTGCCAAGCATCCAATCGCCAATCATTTCCTGCACCATTGTGATGTATGGGTCTGTGTTAAACATTCTCCCTCCTGTATCTGTCCCAAACCATACCTGCCCCTACACGGACCCCCCAATACATTATGCGCCTGCGCCATGCTGAAATCCCCGTCACCTTCATAGCCTCAAGGAATGTCTCGTCTGCTTGCTTGCGGGTGCATCCGTTTTCCCTGTAAAGCCAATCGTGAACGACAGCCGCCTTGTGCGCCGTCCCTCCCGCCAACAGGTAAGCCAACGGAAGCCGGGGAACACTTGCAAAGTCACAGGAGAAGCCCTTGGGGATGACCACCTGCTTTTGCAGCACGTCGGAGTCATAAATCAGCGGGGTAATCAGTTCCCACTTGTCATCGTTAATGCACTTGGTGTTGAGTTCGGTTATGAATCCAGCCATTCCTATACCTTGTGGGTTCCCTCAACATTGCGAGCCTTGCGGTCTGCCGTGCGCTTCCCTAACCACAAAAGAGCTTCCTCAAGTTTCGTTATGGCTATCGAGTTTTCCCGGCATCTAAACATCCCACCCTGCCAAGTATCGTTCAGGTAGGAAATCCTGTGAATCAGCATCCTTATGACTTCCTCGTTTGTAACCCCGTCAGTCTTGGTTCCGTCAAGAGCCATCCTGTAAAATGGAAGGACAAACGTTCCTTCGATAAAACCGTCTAATTCGTAATTATGACAATCATCAACACACTTCATGCGCTTTCCTTTCTTTTTATGGAGCCTTCACCACAAACAGCTTAGCTTCCTGGTCGTCACCCATGATTTCCATAAACGATTTAAAGGCGTT